TGGGCATTGAGTTTCTTGCCTTACACAGATATTATGTGCGAGAGCAAGTGTAAGAATCTTGCTAGTATTGACCTATATAAATACAAAGAGGAGTTAAAACACTATGAGCTATTTGAACAAAATGTACAGCCGCAGCAAGCCAGCAGAGAGCCCGTCTACGAATAAGAATCCTAATCGTGTAGCAGGTGGATTACGTGCGCAAGGCGCTGACATGTTTGAAATGTTAGGCGAAGATGGATCAGTTCAAAAGATTCCTACTGAAGCATATGTACGCAGTTTGGAAGAGCAGTCAAGAAAACAGCGAGCCGCTATCACTGTATTAGAGCGTAAGCTGACTCGCTGTGAAACTGCAATTGAACAGTTAAAGGGAACGATTAGGCCTTCTTAGAAAGGGCTAATACTTCTTTAACTAGTTCGTCTTTCTTTTTACGTTTGTCAATGTCAACACCGTAATTAGCTTTTGCTAAATCTTCTAAGCCTTGCTTAGTTAATTTTGACAAACTTGCTTTAGTGACTTTTACAGTCTTTGCGTCAACTTCAACAACTTTTTCTACTTTTACTACTTTTGGTTTAGGAGCAGCTTTAACAGGCTCTGGCTTTACTGCTTCAACTGTTTTATCTACTTCCTTGATACCAAATAATGATTTCATAAATTTAATCATAATATCCTCCTATAGGAAACTATATTTACATAAATATTGCATATAAGGAGATTAGAAATGGTTAAAGCATGGATTAAGAAAAGACTAGAAGAAAGAACAACACTTGACGGCGCAGTACTAATTGGTGCAGGAATTGCGTTTTTAATTTTTAAACCAATCGCAAGTTTAGTAGCATACGGTGCAATAGCATACGGTGCATGGACAATTTGGAAAAAAGAAGACTAATTATAATTTACTAATAGGCGTAGAGCTACTAGCAGTCATATTCCATTTTTGCTTCTGTTCTACGCCTTTCTTTTGAGCAAATTTCTTACTATCGCAGTTCTCACATACGTGAAAGTAGGAATTGCTTAATCTTTTGGGATCCATACTTCCTCTTGGACGATCAAACTCTGTATCACAGTTATCACAACGAAACTGGCAAATAGTCTGTTCACGCTTGTAGGCGTGTTCCTTGCCGGTTTTTGATTTACGAACATGCCGGGTTTGCTTTTTAAATTCTCTTATAAACATAACTATATTTACATTAAGATTATAAAATCATACGATAAATACTAATAACAACACATTTTGTTTATAATAACCGGAGCATATTTAAATGGCAAAACAAGAAATCGACATCGGCGTTGAAGGCAATGACGGAACTGGTGATAGTATTCGCGAATCATTTCGCAAAGTTAATGAAAACTTTAACGAAATTTATGCTGTATTTGGCGAAGGTGGCCAGATTAGTTTCACAACATTAGGTGATACTCCTGATAACCTTTTACCAAATACCGTTCCTCTAGTAAATGATGCTGCAACAGGGTTCGATCTTGTAGAATTTGATAGTGACAGTGCATTAAACTCTGCAGATGCAGACAGTGTATTAATTAGTTATACTCCTTCCAGAGATAAAATTATTTTAAGAACTTCGTTTAGAGAAGTATTTCAAGATAAAACTCCTAGGTTAGGAGCATCGTTAGATGCTCGAGGTGACGGACAAACTTCTGTTGGTATTGCAGTAGGTGAAATTTCCGAAGATGTAGTAACATCATTTAATAATGTTCATCAAGATGCAAACAATATTACTATTGACGACTTGGTAATTACTAAAGGATATGCAGATAGTAGATATATTGCAGGCAATTTGCCTGTACGTCTAAGTGACGAGCCAGAAGATGCTTCAGAATATACGCTAACAATTAACAATTATTCTAATGGTAACTTAGTAATAAACAGTCATGGGTATGATAGAACAATTAACGGTGCTGAATATAAATTTAATGCTGAAGATACAGATCCAAATGGGTTAGTTACTAACACAGTATACTATCTAAGATATGCAAACACTAATGAATTAAGTATACATAGAACAAAAGAAGAAGCATCTATACAGGATCAAAATGCTGCTGATTTAAATAGAATTTATGTAACGGGTACCATTGCATCTGATGACATTCATACATTAGTAGATACAGGTTACGATTCAAGTTTACAAGGGTTCTTTCTTGCTAACGAAGCAATACCTCGCAAGAGTGCTGTACGCAGACAAGGCGATGTCATGGAAGGTCCGTTAATCTTACAGGACAGTCCGGGCGAATTATCAGGACTAACTTCAGATCCAAATGAGCTTCAAGCAGCAACAAAGTACTATGTAGATAACACTTCGTACTCGTCAGAAGATAATCTTTTTGTTAGTACACAAGGCGACGACAGTATGCGAGGAATACCTTCTGGTAAGGCAGGTACTTCTTTAAACTATGCATTTAGAACAATTAATGCAGCAGCAGAACGTGCAGAGGAAATGATCCGTGCTTCAGAAGCTGAGCCAGGTCCGTATTTTCAAACTATTACTGTAAATGACGGTGAAAGATCAGCTGAAGTAAGTGCTGTAGGTCTTAATACTCCATTAGCACAATTTACTAGTGCAAAGTCTATTATTGATAATAACAGATCGTTTATTATCAAGGAAGTAACAGCTTATTTAAATTTCCAATATCCAAACTTTGATTATAACGTCCAAACATGCGAAAGAGATCTAGGGTTAATGCTAGATTCAATTGGATTTGATATTGCAAAAAGTTTCAGCGATTCTTTAACTAATGCAAACTCGCTAACTAGAAGAGCAGCTGAAAGATACTATGCAAATGCTAGCGGATTAATTGCAATTACAAGACAGTATACAGAAACTGTTGATGCAATTAATAAAGCAAAAGACATAGTTGCTGCGATAATGTTAAACAGACCATTAAACCAGTTAACTATATCTGATATTACACAAGCTGGAATTGCAAAAGTTACTACTACTATTCCTCATGGTCTATTATCAACAAACATTGTTAAAATAACAAATGTTGCAGGAATGACAGAAGTTAATGATAACTTTTATTATATAAAGGTTTTAAATACTACAGAGTTCGAACTGTTTACTGATGAAATATTAGATACTCCTGTAGATTCTACAGCATTTACTGAATATGCTTCTGCAGGTATCATAGGACAAGTATACCAAACAGATGAAAAGCAATTCTTTAACGGAGTTACACAAACTGATCCAGCAAGAAATGGCATAAGTGATAAATTTGATCTTGCTGTAGAAATTATAACAGACGGCATTGGCGAAGGACAAGTAGAAAATCAAGGTAAAACATATTTAATCTCTGTTGATCCAGGTAGCAATTCATATACTGATCAAGCTAATCCAAATAATAAAGACGTTATTCCCGGCAAGGTTGTTGTTGGTAAAATTTCCGGATCGCAAGGTCGTGTTGTAAACTACTATACAAGTGATAACCCTGATAACCCAGACGCAACTGGCACAGTTGATGTTATAGAAATACATCTATTAAAACCAATTGACTTTTTGTTAAATGAAGATTTAGAATATGGTAACTTTGTTAATAGTAAGCACGTTACTATCTTTATCGAATCGGGACAATACGAAGAAGATTATCCAATTAAAGTTCCGGCAAACGTGTCTATTAAAGGTGACGAGTTTAGACGAGTAATTGTTCGTCCTAAGAGACGAGTATCTCAAAGTAAGTGGGCAACTACATACATGTATCGTGATAGAGAGTTTGACGGTATAACTGTTGCCGATGAAGGTGCTAGATTCTATAATCAAACTGGTGAATTCCAAGGACATTTTGGTTATCACTATTTAACAAACCCTGAAAAAGAAAAGAATGTTGGTATTTCGGTTAATAATTCAGGAAACTTTTTAAATGCTGCTGCAATTCTTCATGAAAACAAAAAGTTTATCCAAGAAGAAATTATTAGGTATATTAATAATAATGTAAACGATATTTTATACGATAAAACACAATTTGGTTTAGACTTTGAAGATATCATTACAGGCATCACTTATGATATTATTTTAAGAACTACTTATTATGCAACAACATACGGATTAAAATTCCAAAGAGAAAAATCAATATACCGAGATCAGAAATTAAGAAATATTTGGGTTGATGCACTAACCGAAGCAAAATCTGTTGTTTCAGGGTATGCAGGCGTAGGAACACTTGCAAATGCAAGCTTCGACGAAATTATTAACATTATTGAAAACGGTGCATTAGAAACAAATACCGGTGCAACCTTCCCAATACCTTTTGTTAATTATGAAGGTAGTACTACAAACGGTGTTAATGCTAAGAATCAATTAGTGGCAAATAGAGGGTTTATTGCTGCTGAAGCACTTGCATATTTAAACTCAATTACTCCAAGAAAGTACCTTAATCAAGATATAAGATTAAGAGATTTTGGTGCAATTGTTGATGCGTTATGTCATGATATTCTTTACGGAAGTAATTGGGCTGTAACAGATTTTGCAACAGATTTGTTTATTGAAAATGTAATTAGATTAGAAATTACAACAAGACAAGAAACAATTGATGCGTTAGATCATTTAAAGACAGTAATTGAAGATGTTGTATTAGGTAATACAGTTATTCCTACTTCTGGAAATACCGAAACTCAAACAATTAGTGGACCATTTGCAACTGCTACTGAAGTAGGAACACTTAATACTTACATTAACATTATTAGTACTCAGATAGACCGAGACAACTTATTATCACTAGCATCACCGCAACGTCCATTAACAGGACCAGCTGACGGAGCATTATTAACTGCAAAGTCTGCAATGGATGGAAACTTTAGTGGACTCTTAGCATCAACACTTATCTTCAACGATAACAGTGCAGAAACAGCTCTTACATACGATGCTAGTAAATGCAGACGTGATGTTGGACTAATTATCGATGCGATGGCACAGGACTTAGTTAACGGAGGCGATGAATTTTCTACAGAAGTTCAGGGTGAATACTTTGACAGCTATATTATAAGATATAACAACGGCGGCTTTGGTGGACAAGAAAATGCTACAAAAGCAGCAATTTTACAAATTCAAACAATTGTAGGAAGATTATTTGATGCAGCTTATAGCGTTAGTGATCTAGAACAAAATCCAAACGATGCAGGGTATATAGAACCTGACTTTAAATTTGGTGAAGGCGAAGTAGGTGCAGATGTTGTTGTACAAGGTCTATCAGAAAAAATAGTGTTTGCGTTTGATAAAAATTATAATCCGCCATTAAGAAACGACGAGATGGACTGTTTCTTAATGAACGATGCTACTATCCTTCGTAACATGACAGTACAAGGACACGGAGGTTTCTTATGTGTCCTTGACCCAGACGGACAAATTTTAACCAAATCACCTTATGTTCAAACAGGTTCGAGCTTTAGTAAATCAATTAATAAAAAGATATTCGGTGGTGGTATGTTTGTTGACGCATACACTGGTAACTTACCTGTATATATTCCCGAAACTATTCAACCAGAAGGAACAGACGGCCCGTCAGTAAGCGGTAAAATTAATAACTTTGAATTATGGGTGCAGTCAGAAGAGGGACAAGGACTGTTCATTCGTCCACCGCAGCTTCCGTGCCCATTCTATATAGAAGGCAGACGCTATCAAGTTAATGCAATATCAAGTTATAGTCAATCAAGCGGATGGTGTAAAATCTTCTTAGATAGTACTTCAAACGACGGTGCTGGTTATGACGAAACACAATTTGAAGAAAACTCAGGGCAAATAGAAAGAACTGTATATTTACAAACAGCTGGTAACCGTTCTATGCTAGGTAACGACTTTACACAGATTAACGATTTGGGCTACGGCCTTGTTACTAATAATGGTGCGTTTTCAGAGATGGTTAGTATGTTTACATATTATTGCCATGCAGCATACTATGCAAAAAATGGCTCAGAAATTAGATCATTAAACGGTTCTAATGGGTATGGTAACTTTGGACTTGTTGCTGAAGGTGCTGATCCTAACGAGATCCCAGATCAAGTAACATACGCACAGGATATGACATTTCCAGTAAAAGGTTACACGTATACTGAAGGCGGCATTACTAGCAACGTACTAGGAGAAAGTTCAATTAGTGTTACTGATTGTAAGTTTCCTCCACAACCAAACTCAATTTTGCAAATTGATCATGGTACTCAATTAATTAACGGTAGTAACGTAGATGTCGGAATTAAACGATATAGGATTGGTGCAGTTAATAGAATAAGCACCGAAACCGGTGTAGGCGGAGAATTTGATAATACTGTTTATCGACTTCAAATATCTGGAAAACCAAATGGCGATAATGGAGACTTTTATTCAAATCTTCAAGGAACAATTGCAGCTGGCGAGTTTATAGAATACAGAACTTCTGAGACTCATATATTTGATAAAGTACGTAATAAAGGAAGAATTGTTGAACGTCCATCTACCGCAGTAAACTTTGATGAAAGTGATTACGCAACATATAGATCAGTTAGCTTCTCTGGATTTAACAACTACGGCGACGAGCTATCTGCTACTCAAGTACAAACTACATTTAACATACCATACGACCATATTGAACTTCCGGTAGACTTTGCTAGTATAACTGGCGGCAATGGTAGCGCAGTAGGAGATTCTAACATTGCAATTAGACTGGACGACGAAACTGGACTTGCAATTGACGAGTTAGAACTTGCAAGACTTACAAGAGATATTTACGGTAATCAAAACATTGCTCAATCCAATCCTAATGCATATAACTTAATTGCTAACAATCTAAAATTTATACAAGAAGAAGTTCTTGCATGGATTAATGCTAATGGTATTGTAACTGGCTCTTATAATCAGCGTAAATGTTATAGAGACGTTGGCTTAATTGTCCGTGGTATTGCAATGGATTTAAGATATGGCGGTAATGCAAATACAGTACAAAATGCAAACAAGTATTATGTAGGTGCAGTACTACAGTTACCAGAAAACCAAGATTCGGAAACAGTACAAGCAATTGACAAAGCAAAAGAAATACTAACACAGTATATCTTAACAAAGACTGCATGGACTGCTATTAATTCAAACGGTGTTACACAAAGCACTAGTGGTAGTAATGCAGAATCAGGAACAGCTACAACTGCTGGAACACTTATGGATGTTGTAGCAGACGGAATTGAAACTGGCCCTCAAACAATACCTAATGGTAGTAGTGTAACAGGTTATGCAGGTGGTATGATTTTTGCATACGCTGGTAGAACACATCAAATCAACGGTGTTACAGATAACGGTGATGGTTCCGCAATAGTATCAATTGAACTTATTCCGTTAGTAGACTTAACAAGTGGTGGGCAAGGACTAGGTGCTGCATTAACAGAAGATAAAGTGTTATATGTCGGAATACCAGTTGATACTACTGCTGAAATTACTGTAAGTATTTCGCTATGTCGTGCAACAGGGCATGACTTTACACAAATTGGTACTGGATCGTTTAACGATTCAAACTATCCAAATGTTATTTTAGGCGACCCGGCCAACGAATTAGCAGCAGCTTATTCGTCAGAGCCAAATGCAACTAGTGCGCAAGTCTGGGAAAGACGTAAAGGGCGTGTGTTCTGGATGTCAACTGACCAATATGGCTTCTTCCGTGTAGGTCAGTTCTTTAGTGTGGATCAAGCACAGGGTTCTATTGCATTCAGCGGAGAAATTGGCATTACAGGTGCTACAGAGTTAGGCTTTAAGAAAGGTGTTACAGTTGATGAATTTTCAATTGATGACACAATGACAGACGAGTCAGATACTGCTGTACCTGTAGAAAAAGCAATTGTACGTTATATTGACAAACGCCTTGGTAGAAACAAAAATGACGTAAGTGTTTCAGATAGCTTAGGTCCTAATTACGTAACTGCTACAGGTTCAGTAGAAATGGAAAACGATCTTTTACTAGGCGGTAATAAGATTGAAAATCTAGGAACTCCTACTAACGGCACCGATGCAGTTACAAAAAGTTATGTTGATGCAGCATTACTTGCAAATGATAACTTTGATGCACTAAGAGAAACTCCGCCAGCAGGATATGATCAACAAGAAGCAGGTGATATTGTTGTATATACTGGGTACAGAAAAATTATTACAACAGTACCAGCAGATAGTGGTGCAGGGTCTTTAGTATTTGCAGTAGGTGATGTTATTGAAGATGCAGGAAGCCAAAAAACTGCAACAATTAAGGATCTTGTTCAAACTACAGATGCTATTGTAGGAGAAAACGAACCAGGAACAAACGTTTGGATTATTACATACGAATTGGGTGCTGGGCCTGCTGGCGATTTTAACTTAGAGCAAGTTGAAGGCACTGGTGCAAAAGCAACTGTAAGTGCAACTATTCTTAGAGGACCATTTGACGAAATTGCAAATGCTAGAAATACTTCAGCAAGTGATATCGAATTGACCCTTACTAGAAATGACGGGTTATTAGACAGCGCCGATACTGGTGCATTTGCAGAACTTGACATTCGAATTTCAGAAGGTGCAATTGATAATGCAAATGTTGCAGCTAATGCAGCTATTACTCAAAGTAAGTTGTTACTGAATAGAGCATCAACAAAAGATAATAGTACTGGATTATTTGGCAACGGTGATGATACTGGGCAGTCTAGTAGAGGACTTGCTGTTTTTGATTCAGAAAATTTCGTTGAAGAAGTTCAGTTAACACTAACAACTGGCATTACAGCAGCAGACGGAGACTACATATATCAGGGTAGTTTCGTTGGTGTTGTAGTAGGTAACTACACAACTAGTGTACTAGTAACTATTAAAACAGCCAATAACTGGATTTCTAGTGCAACTAATTTACGTTTAGCAACAGTTAGTAACGGACAGATTGGTGTTAGTTCTTCACTAGGAACATCAGTTAGTAATGTTAAATCTTCAGGATTTATAGGACTTAATCCGCGTTCTGTCAAACTAACTGATATACAAAGTATTGCAACTGATACAGTAATTGGTAGATCTTTGAGTGGTGGCGGAGATACAGCAGAAATTCCGTTTGACACAGTTGTTAAACAAGGTTTTGCCTTAGAAGATATTGACTTCTTGAATAGAAGCATTGATGAAAAAAACGGACAAAAATTAACATTTAACGGGTTGATTAATGCAGTTGACGGCGAAGTACTGACGCAAGGAAATATAACAGGTGAAGTACAAGGTACTGTAACACAAGAAAATTCGTTGTATGCAGTAAACGTAACAAATACTATTACAGGAAATCCAGCTAATTTTGCAAACGGAAGCATCACTGGATCATCTACTGGTGCAATTGGCACTGTATCGTCTGTTTCGACTGAAAACTTATTAGGTGCTGTTTTAGTTAGGCAGGATGAAGGCGTTTACGGTACAACAACAATTAGTGATGGTAGTGACAACAACAGTATAGCTCGAAGAACACCTACAGGATCAATCCAAGCTACTGAAATTATTGTAGGTAGCAGCTCATCTGACGTAGTGCTTGCTAACTCGGGAGGTACACTAGTTGTTACTACACCCGGAGGTGGCGAGGTATTTAGAGCAGCAGGTGCAAGTAAGCCTACAGTGTTAACTGGCGGAAGTGTTGTAATAGGTGACCTAGCAAATACTGCTGCTAACGAAAGTACATTCCATGCTAACAGTGCTTATGGTTCAATAGGTGGCGCAGGCACAACAGAAGAAACTAGTGCTATAGCAGCTCGTTGGGTATATACTTCATTCTTAGAAACACCAAATGAAAAAGGCACAGGTAGCACAGGCATTGGTATAGGTTCTAATACTGGATTTGACGAAAGTGCTGCTGATACCATTATTGGTGTAACTAACGGAATTGTAAGATTTAACATTTCAAATGCTACTACGGGTATTACTAATAACTTAGCAGTCGTTGGAAGTATTAGTTCAGGCACAAATGGCATTTCTATTAACGGAGCAGGAAATTTAGAAGTATTTAATGCTGCTGGAGCACCGGCAAGAGTATTCCTTGTAGATGGTACTACTGGTAATACTACTATTAGTGGTTCATTAGGAGTTACAAGCTCTATTAGTACAAACACTAGTTTAGCAGTTGGTACAAGTGCAACCTTTGGAGGCGGCTACGGATCAACAGGTGTTACAATTTCAACTAATGGTAACATTAGTGCAAATGGTAACGTACAAGTAGACGGTAATTTAGAAGTTGATGGTAACATTGACTTGGGCAATGCATCTACAGATACTATTACATTTAATGGTAGGGTTGACTCTAGCATTATTCCAACTGGAACACGTAATTTAGGTAGTGCTACAAACTCTTGGAGTACTGTGTACGGTGGCACATTCTCAGGTACAGCTACTACAGCAAAATATGCTGACTTAGCAGAAAACTACTTAGCTGATGGCGAGTACGAAGCAGGTACTGTTATTGCACTAGGCGGATCAGCAGAAGTAACAGCTACAGTTACAATGAAGGATCATAGAGTAGCAGGCATTGTTTCAACTAACCCAGCACACTTAATGAACTCGCACTTAGAAGGTGAGCATGTAGTTGCTGTTGCACTAACAGGGCGTGTACCATGTAAAGTGATTGGTAAAGTTGCAAAAGGTGATATGCTAGTTTCTAGTAATGTTCCAGGATATGCTATGGTAGACAACAATCCAAAACTTGGTACACTGATTGGTAAAGCAATTGAAGACAAAGTAGACGACGGTAAAGGTGTTGTTGAGGTACTAGTCGGTAAGTAACAAACACGATAAATATATAAAATAGGAAAAATTATTAAAATGACTAACAGATTTCCATTAGTATTTGACACAGCAGGAAAAAGTCTAGAAGAACTACCTACTGGTGATAATTTAGATTTAACAGGAAGTAGTGTTGTAAACGCTATAAACATTACAGCATCAGGAACACTGCAAGTTGGTAGTGTGTCGGCAAATAGCGTTTCAATTAACGGAACGCCACTTGCTACTGTTGCTACTACAAACGACTACAACGACTTGACAAACAAGCCAATATTGTTCAGTGGCGACTACAACGACTTAACAAACAAACCAGGCAGCGCAGCAGTTGAATGGACTGATATTGCTAATAAGCCTGTTATTGCTGCAAGATTAAGTCAACTTGTTAATGACACTAACTTTGTTACAAATGCTCAAATTAATATTATTCCGTCACAAGTTACAGGGCTTTCTACAATAGCAAGTACTGGATCATTTAGCGACCTAGCAGATGTTCCAAACTTTGTAACCAATGAACAAATAAACGGTGGAACATTAACAGTTGAAGTAAGTAACACTGGTGACTTACAAGGTAGTGTGTTTGGAAATGACAGTAGTATAATAGTAGATCACATCAACAACGAACTAACTGCTTCTAAATTAACAACTGATTTAATTCAATCAAGAGATTTTTCATTAGTTGCAACAGATGACATCTATATAAAAACGCCGCAATTTTTTCTTTTACAAACACAATCGTTTGAAATACGAAACGATAACGCCGGAACACAAATCGAAGACGTAGACAGAATAAAATTTGTAGGTAATGTTGATTTTGAAGAAGCAACGGTTACTGGACTTCAATTAGAAACAGTAACGGGCGATTTGAAAGGTAGTGTTTTTGCTGATGATTCAAGTACAATAGTTGATTCCATTAACAATGTTGTAACAGCATCGACAATTAACGGAAACACAATTACTAGTACTTCATTAGTAACAGATAATATATCTAGCTCAGGCCCGCTCACAGTAACATCAAATGGCGGTATACAATTACTACCAAACGGAATATTTAATGTACCAAACGCTAGTACAATTTCATTAAGTGCAACAAGTACTATTGCTATTGGAGCAACAGATAATTTAACACTGACATCAGCATCTGGTAATGTTGTTGTACAAGATCATATAAGTATTACAAACTTAAAAACATTAGTTGCTGGAGCAGCTGACTATGCTGCATTCCAAGCGGCAATTGCGGCATTATAACGGAGACACAAATGACAATAGAATATATTAATACCGGAACAATAGCAAACGACGGAACAGGCGATGCTCTCCGCGAAGCGTTTATTAAAATTAACGATAACTTTGAAGATTTAGATCTACGTGCAATTGAACAAACGCAAATTTCAAATATAGGAGAAATTGGTGCTAGCGTTTATGCAGGTACTAACGACGGTGTTGCAGAATTTAAAAGATTTATTGCAGGTACAAACGTAACTATAAATGAAAACTCTACAAGAATTACGATAGATGTCAACGATGCATTAGACGAGTTATTAATTATAAGTGATAATGGCACATTAACTGTGGCATCAGGGCAAAGTATGAATGTTATCGGAGGTAACGGAATTACTACTGCTACTAATGGTCAAACGTTAAATATCGATCTCGATAATGTAAATATTGTTTCTAGAGATACAGCGCCAGTGTTATCGGCAAATTTAAATGCTAACAGTAATGATATTGTTAATATCGGAACAGCAAGTGCTAATACTTTTAACGGATCGTTAGAAGGCTTAGTTTACGGTTTTGATGTTCGAGAATTTGGCCCGTACTTGTCTGGATTTGATTTTGGTACTGTGCGTAATACATATAACAACGCATTAGAGTTTATTTTAAGTAATGTAGATGTTGACTTAGGACCTATTGATCCAGAGCGCACAGACTTAACAATTGACTTAGGCTTCCTATCGTGATAATCCGATAAATATGTTATAGAAGGAATAACTATGGCATTTTTATGGAATCAAGCGTCGAACACAGTACTCGCAACTTTAGTTGAAAATGTTACTTCGACTATAGAGTTACCAGTTCAAGACGAATCTACAATTAGTTTAATAGGTGGAAAGTTGCCCCCGGGTATGCGTATATCTGGAACTTCAATAGTAGGAACTCCTAGAGAGGTTGCAAGAGTAACAGATTTTAGATTTGTATTTAGAGCTTCCAACAACTCAACTATAGAAGACAGAACGTTTAAAATAACAGTGACTGGTGCAGATGAACCGGAATGGAGTACGCCTGCTGGAAAGTTAGCAGTTGGCAATAATGACACTTTCTATATACTTGATAGTAGTCCAATTGACTTCCAGATAATTGCAACAGATGACGATATTGCAGCTGGCCAAACTTTAGAATTTTTTATAAAGGACGGGGATGGTGAACTGCCTCCAGGTACAGAACTTACTAGTGACGGCAGAATTATTGGCATAGTAGATCCGTTATTGGCTATTGAAAGAGGTGAAATATACTCTAGCGGCTTTTACGATACAAGTCCATACGATCTACAATCGGGCGGATACGACTTTGGTATTCGAAGTTCAAACGGCTTTGATAGTTTCTTTTACGATACAACTGTCTGGGATTTTAGTTATAAAGAACGTCCTCCTAAAAAATTAAATAGAAACTATCAGTTTACAGTCAATGTAAGTGACGGTGATCTCATTGCAAGACGAACTTTTAAAATCTTTGTTGTTGGAGATGACTTTTTTCGAGTTGATAATACGTTGCTGCAAGTTGGCACGGGAACATTTACTGCTGATAATACAAACTTACGTACTCCAATTTGGATAACACCCGGCGACTTAGGCATTAAACGTGCTAACAATTATGTAACTCTTAAATTAGATATTATCGACACAAATAGTGCAGTAGGATTTGTAAACTATGAAATAGAATCTACTAATCTAGGAACATACAAGTTAAAGTCCACCGGTGAAATAATTACAACTGGTAGATATGAAATATCAGGAATTTTGCCTAAATTTATTGATAGCGGGCGTGGTCCAGATAGTTACAGTGGAATAGTTCCAAACCCTATTACTGCTGACGAGTGGGAAGTTTTAACTCCTGAAACTGTTAGTACTTTACCGCCAGGCTTAGAGCTAGACACATCAAACGGCGAAATTGCAGGCAGAATTCCTTATCAAGCAGAAGTTACTAAAGAATTCAATTTTACAATTAAAGCAACTCGATATACTCCAGACGAACCTGACATAAATGTTTTTACACTAAAAACTTTTAAACTTAAAATACTAGGAGAAATTAATTCTGAAACAACATGGATTACTCCATCTGATTTAGGCACACTTACATCAAATTCTATTAGCGTTCTTAGAGTCGAAGCTTCGACAAATGTGTCTAGAGCAAAAGTACTTTATAGTTTGGCAGAGGGAAGATTGCCTCCAGGATTGAGACTGACATACGACGGAGAAATTGTTGGCAAAGTAAATGCATATGGCCAAAATGTGTATAAAGGACTTTGGAAAAGTAATAGGAGTTATAACTTTGGAGATGTTGTAAGACACGAAGGAAACTTATATACAACACCTAGTACACATTCTAGATCTGTATTTGATGATACATTATGGATTGAATTTAGTTTCTCTGCTGTTGGATTAACTACAATTGATAGCGACGACACAACTTACGATGGAGCCGAAACTACAATTGACAGATCATATACGTTTAGTGTAAATGCAGAAGATCAGTACAAATATAGTATTGTTAAAAAAGAGTTTACTATTAAAGTAACAGATCCAGAAATTATAAAATATAGTAATATATATTTAAAACCTTTCTTAAAACAAAACATAAAACAAGAATTTAGGAACTTTATTTCAGATCCTGAAATTTTTAATCCTGACTATATTTATAGACCAGGAGATCCAAATTTTGGAATTCAAAGTGATATTAAGGTTCCAGTATATTATGGTATTGAAAATAGAACAGTTAGCGAATTTGTTGCAGCCTCTGCTAAAAATCATAAAAGAAAAAAATATAGAGTAGGCGAGTTAAAAACTGCACAAGCAAAAACAGAAGGCACTAATGACATTGTATATGAGGTATTGTACTTAGAAATAGTTGATCCTAGTGATACTGATATTGGAAGAACTAGAAAACAATTTAATATTAAAACTACAAAAAATATCACAGCTGATATACAAAGTAAAGTTCCTAGAAATATGTTTTATGAATATACAGAACGTCCCTCATTTATTATTAATACTAAGGACGGTCCGACTGATGTAGTATTTGGCGAAGATTTTTTTATCGAAACTAGAGACGACGGTGTTTACAATTTGACCTGGACACTAGGCATAACAATTGATAGCAGAACTGAGTCCAATCTATTAAAGATATTAGAAGGACTAAGTCCAGTTTACGACAATGGTCCGGAATATACAAATGTAGTTAAAGCTGATACAACTGCAATTGACGTATCGATGAATAAAGATAATGTACGATACATTAGTAATATTAATAATATGAGAGACAACATTCGCGAAGTAGGTATAACAAACAGAAACTTTGTTCCACTTTGGATGCGTAGCCCACAAACAGGAAGTGTAAACGAGCTAGGGTATACTCCTGCTATTGTATTGTGCTATTGTAAACCGGGCTTTAGCGAAATTGTAAAAAGTGCAGTTGAAGCAAATAATTTTGATTTTAAAAAATTTAATTTAGATATAGATAGATATATAATTGACAGTACAGACGAGTCGAGTCAAGAAAAATATGTAGTATTTCAAAATTACAGATTTAACGTATAACCCAGATAAATAAGTGTAGGAGAACACTATGGCAGATAGCGACAACATTATACCAGAACAAATTGATGAAACATATCCGGTAGCAGGACAAGATAACGATTCTCAAGGGTTTCGAGACAACTTTGCAATAATACAATCAAGTTTGTCATCTACAAAAACTGCATTACAGGATTTAGAATCAAAAGTATTATTAAAAGATGCTTTAACTAATACTATTTTAGATAATGACCTACAAGGAAATATAATTTCTAATGGAGTTATTAAAGGTGTATCACAAGAACACTTTAACACCGGAAACATCACAGGCAGCAATGATACAATTATAGAATGGTCAACAGCAGCATATCAAGATGTTACACTAGCAGCAAATGGATTAACACTTTCATTAAGTGGCTGGCCAGACTCGGGTGTTTATGCTAAAATGAGACTTGCGATAAGAAGTAATACCGGCGATAACCGTACTGTTAATTTTAGTGCAGGTGCTGGGACTATACGTGTTAATCAATCTAACTGGGACACAGCATTAACTGCTGGCGATTTTGTAGTTGAGAGTGCTACAAGTCCAACGATTATTGATGCTTGGACAGTAGATGGTGGAATTACTGTTTTCTTAGAGTATATTGGCAACTTTACAATTTTATCTTAACATGTTCAATCCGCTAGTAGATAACTTTTCAAAACTATCCGATAACGAAGTAGAAGAAAAAATTTCTGAACTTGGCAGGAAATACTGGATGACTCGTAATCCAGAAGTTCAAATGCAAATTTCAACTATACTCGAAATGTATAAATCAGAAGCAAATGTTCGCAGAGCAATCGAATATAATCGTCAAAAAAATGAACAAAATGGTGAATCAGGACTTGACAGTTTAATCAATGTAAGTTAAAATAAGTGTATGCTTATAAAAACAGACGAACTCGGTATCCCGAGGTTTACAAACAAAAACTTAGTTAGTATGATCTATTCAGGACATGCAGATAAAATACATGTGATTCTCTGTCAAAAAGAAATTGAAACAGAAAAATTTAATAATGCATTAGAAGAGATCGGATTAGATCCTTTACATTGGTATGTGCCATTAAATGTAGATAAACAAGACTTTGACGATGTCTGTCAAGGACATTGGTTTATGCCGGATGAATATAAAAATCTTGATGTTTGGAAATACTTAGTTAATAAATGTGAAGAAAAAAATCAATGGCCCGAAAATATTAGTAGGATTACAGCAGAGTATAGAGAATTTGAATCACGTAAAATGATTCCTCTTTTACAGTATATAATATATCTTGTAGACTTTATGCGTGAACACAATATCGTATGGGGCGTAGGTCGAGGTAGCTCGGTAGCATCATATGTGCTATACTTAATAGGTATACACAAAATAAACTCAATCCAATATGACCTCGACTGGAGAGAGTTCCTGAGATAAGTAAGTATATAATTGATTAGGAGATTAATATGGTACAAAAATCAAAAGGCCAAAAAGTATATAGAACAATGCAAGGTAAAAATGTTGACATGGACATGCTTCGTAAAAGAAACGAGCTAACTCCAGCAGTAGGCAATGCAAAAGTTAATGCTAGAGGCGACGAGCTTGGCACTGGTGGTAAAATTGTGCGTAAGCGTGAAGATGTAGTAAAAGAATATTATGACAACCATAAAGGTGTAGTAGATCAACCAGCAGTTAAACAATCTAATTTACCAAAAAAAGATTTAACTGATGATTGGGTCGAACCGGAAGCAGCAGTAGATGCTGATGAATGGATCGAAGATGAAGACGGCGATTTTGTAAAAAAAGGTGAATAATGGCTACGAATATTAATACTATTAAAGGCACGCCGCGAGCAGCAGGCAATCGTGTTCTTGTAACAGACATGCACTTTGGTGAACAAAAGACTGCAAGCGGATTAATTATTAAAGATGACGATGGCACTACAAGAGGCATTTATCCTCGCTGGGCTAAAGTATACGACAAAGGTCCAAAAAATAATGATCTATATAATATAGGTGATTGGATTTTAGTAGAACACGGTCGTTGGACAAGAAGTGTCGCATTAGAAACAGACGACAACATCGATTTAGAAATTAGAATGATCGAAGCTGAAAGTATTTTAGGATATTCAGCAGAAAAACCAAGTGGCATACAAATCGGCGGAGAATATGCCGATGGTGAACACGCTACTATTGATCCATCAGCATTTATGTAAGAGGAAAAAATGAATCCATTTGAAGATATTGAACGCTTTGGTACAGCATGCGACCAACCAGCAAGTGAAGCAAACTACAAAATGTATCTAAGTCTTATTGACGAAGAAGTAGGTGAGCTTGTAGAAGCTGTAGCAGCAGATGACAAAGTTGAACAGCTCGACGCACTCATCGACATATTAGTTGTTACTATGGGCGCAGTACGTGCCGCAGGGTGGGACGGAGAAGCAGCCTGGAAAGAAGTAATGGATACAAACTTTGCTAAGATTGACGCAGACACAGGTAAGGTGCGCAAACGTGAAGACGGCAAAGTACTTAAACCAGAAGGCTGGAAAGCACCGGAACTTGCACAGTTCGTAAAATAATACTTGACTCCTTGTTGATTGTATGCTATTGTAGTTTATAACTTAACAAGGAGTCAAGTTTATTTTAAAGAGCAGGAATAAAAAAATTCTAGTTCCTGCGTAGGCGTAAAAAGAAGCGCATAGTCGCTTGAAGGCAGCTGGGCCCGTTAAACATTTACTAGAAATAAGCTGATGCCACTTTAAAATAATACTTGACTCTTAGCAGTTTATATGCTATAATGTATATAAATTGTTAGGAGTTTTATTTTGGCTACACACGCAACAATCGACTTAGAAACTATCGATACACGCCCACAGGCAACTGTACTTAGTTTAGGTGCTGTAAAATTTAATCCGTTAGACAACAGCGAACCACATTCAGAATTGTATTTTAAAATCTGTATCGACGATCAAGATCGATTAGATCGAACTTCAAGTGACGATACTATTGCATGGTGGAGTAAACAAGATCCTAAGATTATGGAAGAGGCTTTTGACCAAACTGGTGCTATCACTGTAGACGAAGCACTTGCACGTATTAACAAATGGGTAGTAGGTGTAGATACATTTTGGGGACAAGGCTACGGCTTTGATTATACTATCTTAGAAGATATGTATCGCACAGCAGGCAAACCTATTCCGTGGAACTTTTGGACTATTCGAGACAGTCGAACATTATTTGGTTGTTGCCAAGCAGACCCTCGTAAACAAATACAAAACGACTTACACAATGCATTAGCAGATGCATACTTTCAATCAAAAGCTATACAAATAGCATATAACGAACTAGGACTTACACGATGATGGATAGACAACCTAAAGATACTGGATTAACTGAAAAACAGATACAAGACTTTCTAGACAAAGGTGGCAAAATTACAGTATGCGAGCCGGGCGCACGTACTGAAAATCTCGAAGTTAAAGGCGGATTTTACGGACGAAAGCCAAAGAAGAAAGATGATGAATGATACGTTGGTAT